ATGGTTGTCCACTTTTAGAAATAAAAATGCCTGATGCAATTCATAACGAATGGTTGCAGTGGGCAGAAAAATATAAAGAGTATAAAGACCATGAATTAGGATTTTTAAAAGAACATTTAAATAAAGGAAAAAATTCTTATCAAATTTCTGTGCATAGTAGTGATTTAGAAAAATCGTGGAACTATTCTTTTATAATAAGACTGGGTGAATACTATATCCATAAATTAAAGGGTTTTAACTATCAAACACTAAGAAGGTGCGTTGGTATTAGAGGTTCTATTGGTGAACAAGATGTACATGACTTTTGGATTAACTATGCATACAAAGGTGATTCAAATCCTAAACATGAACACGCTGGAAGTATAGCGTCAGTGCAATACATAAAAAATGTACAAGATAATCCAACATATTTATTGTGGGAAGAAAAACAAATAAATTATGAAGCTGAAGATGGTTATATGATTATGTTTCCAAACAATATGACACATTGGGTTGATGAAAAAATTACAGAGGAAGAAAGAATAACTGGTTCAGTTAATTTAGTCTTTGAAGAAAATTCGGCAAAACTAAAGAATATAGGTATAAAAAAATGAAATACTTAAAAAATTATTACTATTTTAAATCTGCATTATCAAACATATTATGTGATAAGATTATTAAAGAGGGTATGTCAAATAATAAAAAGTTAGCAGGAGTTGGAAGTATAGACCCTAGAACTAAACATGAAGTAGAAGAAGTAAAGACAATAAGAGATTCTAATATATCATGGATTGGTGATGTTTGGTTAAAGATATTATTAGAACCTTATATTCAAAGAGCAAATCATATGGCAGGTTGGAATTTTGATTTAGTTGATAGTGAAGCTTGTCAGTTTACAATTTATAATAAAAATCAATTTTATTCATGGCATACTGATTCAGATGAAAAAATATATGAGAACAAAGATTGGTATGGTTTAATGAGAAAATTGTCTGTGACAGTTTCTCTATCAGACCCAGAGGATTATGAGGGTGGACTTTTAGAATTTGATTTAAGAAATATAGGTCAAATAAATACTAGTGAAATAATAAAATGTAAAGAAATATTACCAAGAGGCTCTATTGTAGTTTTCCCTAGCTACACATGGCATAGAGTTTCACCAGTAACTAGTGGAACTAGACTATCATTGGTACAATGGAACTTAGGGCCAGGATTTAAATAGGAGTATATAATGGAAGATAATGAGATACACGAACAATTTTTTGCAACACCTTTTTGTTCAATAGATAAATCTGAATGGGTTGATAAAACAAACAAACATTGTAAAAAATATTTAGATGAATCACATGAACAATTTGAAGAAACTAGAAAAAAGAATGCTACTGATTTTGGTCATGTTTATCACTCTGGTAATATTAATGAAGACCCTAAGTTAAAATATTTAGTAGATTATGTTGGTAATACTGCTTGGAATTTATTAGATAGTTGGGGAGCAGATTTAAGTAACCATACTTTGGTTTATGAAAGTATGTGGGTACAAGAGTTTGCTAAAGATGGTGGTGGACATCATAGAATTCATATACATGAAAACTCTCACATATCAGGTTTCTATTTTTTAGAAAATGACAAAGCTTCCTTTCCTTTATTTCACGACCCAAGACAAGGTGCTGCTATGACAGCACTACCTGAGAAAGATAAAAGAAAAATTACAGCTTCAAGTAGAATGGTAAATTTTCAACCAGAGTCAGGTCATCTTTTAATGTTCCCATCTTATTTTCCACATGAGTATGTTTTATCAAAGGGTGGTAGATTTAAATTTATACATTTTAATATACAAGCAATTCCAAATAGTATATTGGGGAATGAAGGTAGTGTATGAGTTATAAAAAAAATAAATATAAGATTGTAAGAAACGCAATACCAATAGATGTTGCTTTATTTTTATTTGATTATTTTCAATTAAAAAGACAAGTGTTTAGAACTTTAAAAGATACTACTTACATATCTAAACATGATGATGATTGGGGTAAGTCTGGTGATATGCAATGTCCAAAATCATATAGTCATTATAGTGACATTGCTACGGAAACTGTTTTAGATTTGTTGACTGAAAAAATGAATAAAGAAACAAAATTAAAATTATCACCAACATATACTTATTCTAGATTATATGAGAAAGGTGCAGAATTAGAAAAACACACAGATAGATATTCTTGTGAAGTATCAGCAACACTTAACTTAGGTGGTGATATGTGGCCCATATATCTAGAGGATACAAAAGGAAAAGAGATAGAAGTCAAACTAAATCCTAGTGATATGTTAATATATTCTGGGTGTGAATTATCTCATTGGCGTAATGAGTTTACAGGTAACATATGTGTACAATCATTTTTACATTATAATGATATATTAAAACCTGAATGGGAAAATAATAAATATGATGATAGACCACATTTAGGTCTACCTAAATGGTTTAGAGGAAGAAAACTCTTATAAATAATAAGAAAAGATAATCTAAGGAAACAATTTTATGACAAGAGCAAGACTGAACGCATCAATACCATTTGCAACAGCAGTACTAACAGCAGATGCTACAGTAGTTGCAGGCAAATCCTATGCAGTTAATACAACAGGTGCTGCCCGCACTATAACACTACCAGCGAGTGCTGTAGCTGGAGATTACATACAGATTATAGACTATGCTGCAACAGCAGATTCTAATGCAATAACCATTGGTAGAAATTCACACAAAATTCAAGGAGCATCAGCTAACCTAACTGTAGGAACAGAACGAGCTGCATTTGGATTAGTATATGTAGATGCTACTCAAGGTTGGCTACTCACAGAAAAATAAGGATTAACTCATGGCAGATTATAAAGATATTAAATATAATGTAGACTATGGAGATGCTGTAGGTGGTGCTGGTGGGATGACAAAAATAGCATCAAACCATCAAGCAACAACAGATGGTGATGATGGTACTGATGTTATGGATTTTACTTCTGGTATTGATTCTACTTATGATGTTTACCTGTTTGAACTAAATGGAATGATTCCTCATGGTACTGACCAACTTTCAATTCAAGCTGATATAGGTACTGCGACAAGTTATGCACAAACAAATACATCTATGGTAAATACTTGGTATCATGCAGCTGCTGATAACTCGGTAGGACATGGTGGACATGGTGGCCCTACTGATAATGATACTGGTAGATTTAAATTTGCCCCACCACAAAAAGGTAGTGGTTCAGATGATTTTAATGGTAGAGGTGCTATAGGTGGATATGTGTATTTATTTAATCCCAGTTCAACAGTATTTGAAAAACACTTTATAATGAAAATGGGTGGTACAGCAAACTCTGGTGGTGACCACTATACAGAATTGTATGAGGGTGCTGGTTATTTTCAACAAACTGCTGCAATAACTCGTATAAGATTTAAATATAATGGTGGTTCAAAAATAGATGGTGGTAGAATTACCATGTATGGGATTTCCAAATAATGGCAAACTATAAAGATATAAAATATAATTTTACTGCATCTGATGATGCATCAGGTGTTGGTGGGGCATGGATACTTCTTAAAACACAAACAATTACTAGTGCTGTTGCAGCTGTAGATTTTATTCATGGTACTGGTGGTGTTGTTCTTGATAATACATATGAATCATATTTAATTGTATTTTGCAACATACATCCATCAAATCAAAAACCAGAATTATTATTTCACCCAGGCGATGGCGACTTTACAGATGCTAAACTTAGTGTACAATGGATTACAAGAATGAGTTATGGCGATGGTAGTGTTACAGTTGGAGTAGATGATAGTAATGATTTAGCAGGAGCAACAGGTGGACAACCTATATGTATAAATGTAGGTAATGGTAATTCAACTGATTCATGTTCTGGTCAAGTTTATATGCATGGTTGTGGAGAAACTGACCAGTGGAAAAGTTATATATATGATACTATTAGTGTTACACCAGATGAAATGGAATCATGTCATGGTGGTGGAAATATACAACAAACAGGAGCCATAGATAGATTTAGAATTGATTTTTCAGCTGGTAATATAGATGTTGGAAGCATATCTCTTTATGGAATGGTGGATTAATAATGGCTACTTATAAATCAATATCAAAAAACTTTACTTTTGGCGCTGACTTTGCTGGTGGAGATGCTTTAAATAAAATAGCATCAGCTACAGCAGATGGAGATTCTGTTATTAATTTTACTTCTGGTATAGATTCTACTTACAATGCTTATTATGTAATATATAATGCAGTTCATCCATCTGCAGGCTCTAAGTTAACATGTCAATTTACAATAAATGGCTCAGACTTTAATTTAGCATTAGCAACTGCTCAATGTAATGGTTCAAATACAGAGAGTGGAACTGCAAGTAATAATAATGCAGATGCAAGTGAAGACCAAAATGATGGTACAGCATATCAATCAATAGGATATGCAGATACTATTGAAACTAATGCTGAATCATGTTGTAATGGATTTCTTTGGTTATATGGGCCATCGAATACAACATTTCACAAACATTTTTATAGTAGGACTACTGCAAAAGATGATGCACCAGGCGGAGCACAAACATTTACTGCTGGAGAAATTGCAACTGCAAGTGCAGTAACAGGAATTTCATTTGCAATGAGTTCAGGTAATATAGATAGTGGTACATTCTGCTTATACGGATTAGGAAAATAGGAGAAAACAATGGCAAGACATATTTTAGAAAATGGTGTTAGAAGACAAATGACAGCAAATGAAGAATCACAAAGAGATGCAGAAGAAGCTTCTTGGGTAAATGGAGCAGTTGATAGAGCAATGGATGTTCTAAGAACTACTAGAACTAGACTTCTAGAAGAAACTGACTATCTTGGTAACAGTGATGTTACAATGTCAGATGCATGGACTACATATAGACAAGCACTTAGAGATATAACTAGCGGTGTTGATAGTGTAGAGAAAGCTGAAAATGTTACATGGCCGACAAAACCATCATAACAATCTGTATAAATAAACATATATTCAATAGGATTAAATAAAAATGACTCGAAGTAGAGAAGTATCAAAAGGCGCAACAAGACAAGAATTTGTCTACACAGCGACAGCAGGACAAACATCATTTAGTGGAAATGATGCAAATAGTAATTCACTAGCATATACTGTTGGACAGATAGATGTATTCCTTAATGGTGTTAGACTAGCAGCTGCCGATATCACAGCAACCAATGGAACAGCAGTCGTGCTTGGAGTTGGTGCAGAGGCAGGAGATACTTTAAATATAAATGCATTTGGAACATTTAGTGTTACAGATACTTTAGCTGTAAGAGGAGATTTTGATTATACTGCTACGGCAGGTCAAACAACCTTTACTGGTTCAGACAATGATTCACAAACAATGGCATATGTTGCTGGTCGTATAGATGTATATCTAAACGGCTCACATTTAATGGATACAGATGACTATGTTGCAACCAATGGAACATCAGTCGTATTACAAGCAGGTTCTCAAGTAGGAGATACTCTACAAGTTATTACACATGGAACAGTAAACTTAATTTCACATATACCAGATGCTGCTATAGATATGAATGGATTAGAATTAATATTAGATGCTGATGGCGATACTAGTATTACTGCAGACACAGATGACCAAATAGATTTTAAAGTAAGCGGTAGTGATGTTCTTTCTTTAACAGCAACAGGTATATCTGGTAGTGCCGTTGTAGGAAAACAAACAATGTGGATACCAGCTGCAGCAATGTATCCAAATACCACAGCAGGTTGTGATGCATTAGCACAAGTAGAATTAAGTAATGGCCCTGAAATTAAGGTTTTAGATTTCGCTACAGCTGCAGATGATTTTGCACAGTTTACAGTAGCTTTTCCTAAATTATGGAATGAAGGTACTGTTACTTTCCAAGCATTCTTTACAGTAACAGGAACAAATACAGGCACAGTTGCATGGGGTTTGTCAGGAGTTGCTTTTGCAGATAGTGGAGATATTAATACAGCTTTTGGAACAAATGTTGTTGCAACAGCAAAAGCTCATAGTGGAACTTCTAATGATTTAGATGTATCGGCAGAAAGTGGAGCAGTAACTATAGCTGGAAGCCCAAGTGTAAATGAATTAGTGTTCTTTCAAATTATGAGAGATGTATCAGCAGATAATCAATCAGCTGCAGCAAGACTTTTGGGTATTAAATTATTCTTTACAACAGATGCATTAACAGATGCTTAGGAGATTATATGTTTGGATACAGAGCATTAGGATTCGGTAGTTTCCCATCTAGAGGTTCTGGAATGGCTGCTACAGGTGGTGCTATAACTAAACATGGTGCTTATACAGTACATACATTTACCTCATCAGGTACATTCAGTGTAAGTGGTTTATCTGCTACTGAACTAATTGAATCAATTGTTGTCGGTGGTGGTGGTGCTTCTACAAATAGTAATGGTCATGGTGGTGCTGGTGCTGGTGGTGTAGCTCATTCAACAGAGTTTACTGTAGCTGTTCAAGACTATACTATTACTGTTGGAGGTGGTGGTGCTATGTCAGACAGTCCAGCAAATGGAGCTAATTCATCAATTGACTCTTTCCCTGTAGGATTAGGGGGAGGTAAGTCACAGGGCTCGACAACTGCTTCTACTAGAAATGGTGGTTCAGGTGGTGGTGGTGGACATGCTAACCCAGGCGTTGCTGGTGGAGCTGCAACACAACCAAATCAAGGAACTGGTTCTAGCACATCAAACTATGGACATGCTGGTGGTAGTTCTTACTATGGTAACGAATATCCAGGTGGAGGTGGCGGTGGTGCTGGTTCAGTTGGTGGAAATGGTCTAACTAGTGGGGGATTAGCAGCTGGTACTGGTGGAGCAGGACGAGATTTTGGTAGTTTTGCTGGAACTGATGTTGGTGATGGTGGTTATTTTGCTAGTGGTGGTGCTGCTGGTCAATATAATGGAACTAGTCATAATGCCCAACAAGGTGGTGGTGGTGATAGAAATAATGGTGTTGATGGTTCAGCTAACACAGGTGGTGGTGGTTCAACTGGTGGAGCTGGTGGTTCAGGAGTCGTAATAATAAGGTATTTAACATGAGTCATTTTGCAAAACTAGACAACAATATAGTTACAGAAGTAATTGTAGCTGAACAAGATTTTATAGACTCAGGTGCGGTGGGAGATTCATCTTTATGGGTACAAACATCATATAATACTTATGGAAATGTTCACAAATTAGGTGGTACACCATTTAGAAAAAACTATGCTGGTATAGGTTATACTTATGACTCAACAAGAGATGCTTTTATAGCAGCTAAACCTTACACTTCTTGGACATTAGTAGAAAGTACTTGTTTATGGGAAGCACCAGTTGCTTATCCTGATGATGGTAAAATATATGATTGGAACGAAGACAATCAAAGATGGGATTTAATTAAAGAATAACAATATTATAAATCGTATAAATAAGAGAAACAATTAGGTAATTACAACATGGCAATAACAAGAGCATTTTTAAATGGAGTATCTGTAGGAAACGGAGTTACAATCGTTGCCACTGATTCTATCACAGTAGCTGAACATGCTAATCGTAAATGTTATTTAGGTGAAGTTGGTGGTAATGCTGCCGTGACTTTAACCTTACCAGCTGCAACGGGCACTGGTAACGAATATCGTTTCATAATAAGTGTTGTAAATACAT